TCAGGACATTCCAGAAATTTTGCGTCCACGCGGGGCCGCAGCGCGGGCGCAGGTGAAAAAAGCTAAAGTGATCCTGCGAAAGGAGGCAAAAGAATGGCGGATTGCGAAAAAAAGCGGGACTATCGCAAGACAAAGGTGTTCCGGGAGCTGCGGAAAGCTATGCTCGAAAAATTGGCGCTGCGCGGCCAGAAAGATCCGGCTTATACGGACAAAGTGGACGAGTATATGGACTTCTGGGTGCGCCGGTGCGAGCTGCGGGACGATGTGGACGCCAGAGGGCTCGCCGTAACAGATGAGCGGGGGCGTCTGTCGGAAAACCGCAGTGTGTCCTTGGAAATCCAGGTGTCCCGGCAGATGCTGGCCCTGTTCACGGCCCTTGGATTCAAGCCGGAGGATTTTGCGGGAGGCTCCTTCGATGATGACGACCTGTAGCATCCCGCAAGAGGTGCTGGAATATCTGGAGCTGGTGGAGAAGGGGCCACACCGGGTCTGCAAGGAGCAACGGGCCTTGGCCGCTTTGGTTCGGCGGTGCTTTGAGCAGGAAAATATTTACGTCGACACAGAACAGTTAAAAAAATATCTGAAGCTGGAAAAATATTTCCCCTTCCGCCTGTTCCCCTGGGAGAAGTTCCTCACAGCCCTGTGGGACTGCACCTACTGGCGAAGCAGCGGCCTTCCCCGGTGGCCCAATGTGTTCTGCCTGCTGGGGCGCGGCGCGGGAAAGGATGGCTTCATCTCCTTCTCAGCCCTGTGCTCTGTCTCTCCCTACTGTGAGGTGCCCAGGTACGACGTGGATATCTGCGCAAACCTGGAAGAGCAGGCCACGCGGCCTGTGGCGGATCTGGTAGAAGTCCTGGAAGGTACCGGCTGCGCCAAGCGGCTGTCCAAGCACTTTTACCATACCAAGCAGGTGGTCCAGGGGAGAAAAAACCGGGGCAGCGTGCGGGGCCGCACCAACAATCCCAAGAGCCGGGACGGTATGCGCACCGGCAAGGCGGTTTTCAACGAAATCCACCAGTATGAGAGTTATTCCAACATCACCGTATTTCGGACCGGCCAAGGCAAGGTGGCCCATCCGAGGGTCGGATATTTCAGCTCCAACGGCAATGTATGCGACGGGCCCCTGGACGACCTGCTTGCCCGCAGCCGGCGGATCCTCTTCGAGGGGGAGCCGGATAAGGGGTTCCTGCCCTTCATCTGCTGCCTGGAGGACAAAAAGCAGGTGGCCGACCCGGACAATTGGTACATGGCGAACCCCTCCCTTGCCTACATCCCCAGCCTGCTCCAGGAGGTCCAGGATGAATACCAGGAATGGCTGGAGCATCCGGAGCAGAACCCGGATTTCCTCACCAAGCGGATGGGGCTGCGCAGCCAGGCGGCGGAGATCGCCGTCACGGACTACGACAACGTATTGGCCACCAACCGGGAGCTCCCGGACCTGCGCGGCTGGGCCTGCGTGGCCGGCGTGGACTATGCGGAACTGAGCGACTGGGCGGCTGTGAACCTCCATTTCCGGCAAGGGGACTTCCGGTTTGATCTCAACCACGCCTGGGTCTGCACCCATTCAAAAACGCTGACGCGGGTCCGCGCCCCCTGGCGGGACTGGGCGCAGAGGGGGGATATCACCGTGGTGGACGAGGAAACCATCCACCCGGATCTCCTGGCGGGCTGGATTCAAAAGCGTATGGCGCTGTACCAGATCAAAGGCCTGGCGCTGGACAACTTCCGCTGGACCCTGGTCAGTCAGAGCTTCCGGCAGATCGGGTTTGATGTGGAGCGCAAAAACGTGAAGCTGGTGCGGCCCAGCGACATTATGACTGTGGAGCCGGTAATCCAGAGCTGCTTTGACCGGAAATTGTTTTTCTGGGGGGACGTCCCCCATCTGCGCTGGGCGGTGAACAACACCAAGCGCGTCCGCTCCAGCAGGAAGATCGGGTTTGAGACCGGCAATTTTACCTATGCGAAAATCGAGGCCAAAAGCCGGAAGACAGACCCGTTTATGGCCCTGGTGGCCAGTATGACGCTTGAACCGCTGCTTGGCACAGGAGGCGGGCGTGCAGGCCCTCCGCCGGCAGCGATTGCGGTGTAAGGAGAGGAAAAAGCTATGCAGGAATTAAAAGCGTGCCCATTTTGCGGTGGGCCGGGGAGGATAACCCTGAGAAGCGTCGGAACGGACGGACGTTCCGACCGGTTCATGGAAGAGTATGCGGTGGGGTGCGTCCAATGCGGCGCAACTACCGGCAAGATTCATCAGAGCCGGTTTTTCCGGAAAAATGGCGAGTTCATTATGGAAAAGGATGGATACGCGGAGGCTGTCGCAGGCTGGAACCGGCGGGCAGAGACGCCCCCGAATGAGGAGACCTTTCTGGAAGGGCAGGGAGGCAGCTAGCATATGGCATTCTCATTGAAACGATTTTTCCCCTGGCAGGTAGGGGAGGCCCGCGTGGAGGAGGTCTCCTGCCGGGAGCTGCTCGAGGCGGCGGAGGAATACCGCATCCGGGAACTGGCCTTCTGGTGCTGTGTCAATCTCATTGCCAACGCTGTGGGCCGGTGCGAGTTCCGCACCTATCTGAAAGGGGCGGAGATACGCGGTGGGGAGTACTACCTGTGGAACGTGGAGCCAAATGTGAACCAAAACAGCACCGTCTTCCTCCACAAGCTGATCGCCCGGCTGTATCAGGATAACGAGGCCCTGATCGTTCCCACCCGGAAACGGGATGGCAGCGACGCCATCGTCGTGGCGGACAGCTGGCAGGTCCCGCCGGAGTACCCTTCCAAGCAGAACGAATACAAGGGCGTTGTGGTGGGGGAGGTGCATTATGATAAAACCTTCTACGAGAAGGACGTCATTCATCTGACGCTGAACCACTGCGACATTGGGCCGGTAGTGAGGGGAATATACAACGCCTATACCAAGCTCATTAGTGTGGCCATGAACAACTACGCCTGGTCGAACGGCCAGCATTGGAAGGTGAAGGTTGACCAGATGGCCAGCGGGCAGGAGAACTGGGCGCAGACCTTCCAGAAGATGGTGGAGGCGCAAATCAGGCCCTTCCTCAACAGCGGCTCCGCTGTGCTGCCGGAGTTTGACGGCTGGAGCTATGAAAATGTGGGCAAGAGCTTTGAGTCCGGCCGGGACGCCAGCCATATCCGGTCCCTCGTAAACGACGTCTTTGATTTTACCGCCAACACTCTTCTGATCCCGCCGGTGCTCCTGCGCGGGCAGGTGGAGGGGGTTGGGGATGCCCACGGGCGGTTCCTCAGCCAGTGTATCGACCCGCTGATGGACCAGCTGTCGGAGGAAATCAACCGGAAGAAATACGGCTATGAAAAGTGGCGGGAGAGAAGCTATATGCAGATTGACACCAGCGCCATTGAGCACTTCGACCTCTTCGGCAACGCGGCCAACATCGAAAAGCTGATCGGCTCCGGGTATTCCTACAATGACGTGCAGCGGGCGGCGGGCGGCCGGGAGATTGACGAGCCGTGGGCCAACGAGCACTTTATTACCAAGAATTTTGCAGAGGCGCAGAGTGCGCTGAAAGGAGAGGGAGCGTGAAGCGACTTTGGGAATTGAAGCAGTCCGCCCAAGCGGGTGTGCTGGATCTCTATCTCTACGGCAATGTGGAGAGCGACGGCGAGGACTGGCGGACCGGCCAACGTTTGGAGAGTGAAACCAGCGCCAACCACTTCCGGGACGAACTCGGAAAGTATCCGGAGGCCAAGGAGGTTAACGTCTACATCAACAGCTATGGCGGGTCTGTATTCGAGGGCACAGCGATCTACAACCAGCTCCGGAGGCACCCGGCCCATGTGACCGTGTACATAGACGGTTTTGCCTGTTCTGTGGCATCCGTCATCGCCATGGCCGGGGACAAGGTGGTCATGCCGAAAAACGCCATGATGATGATCCATAACGCCTACCTCTACGCTGTCGGGAATGCTGCTGAGCTGCGCAAGGCGGCAGACGACCTGGACACCATTAACCAGGGAAACCGCCAGGCGTATTTGCAAAAGGCCGGCGGGAAGCTGGATGAGGATGAGCTGACCGCTATGATGGACGCCGAGACCTGGCTGACGGCGGAGGACTGTATCCGGCTTGGGTTGGCGGACGAGTATGCGGAGAAGGACGCTGATATGGCGGATGCCTCTGCCATCCTCCAACACGCCAAGCTGAACCTGGAACAGCGTATCCACTTGCAGAAGGCTCTGGCGGCCCAGCTGCGTGAGGTTGTCCATCAGCCCGCACAGCTGGAGCAGCGTGAGCCTGAGGCCCCGCCCCCGGAGCCTCAGAAAGATCCCGAACCGAACAGCCAAACGGCCGGCATCATGGGGATGCTGGGCGGAATGTTTACCATCAGAAAGTGAGGAACTGTACATGCCTATTTCGATTGATCTGAAAAATGAAACCCTGCTGGCGCTGCGCCAGAACCTCCAGGATGCTATGAACGCCAACGACCAGGAGAAGTTTACCCAGGCGTTTGAGGGGATCCTCCAGTACTACGCCAACAAGAACCTGGAGGACTTCCAGTCCCTGCGGGAGGAAACCGACGCAAGGGTGCTGGCAGCGCGGGGCGTACGGCAGCTGACCGGGACAGAGCGGACCTTCTACCAGAAGCTGGGTGCAGCCATGGGCAGCGCCGACCCCCGGCAGGCAGTGAATAATCTGGACGTGGTCATGCCGGAGACGGTTTTCGATTCCATTTTTGAGGGGATCGGGACAAGCCACACCCTCCTCAGCGCCATCAACTTTATGAACACCAAGGGCGCCATCCGCACGATGATGAACACCCACGGCTACCAGAGGGCCGTCTGGGGCAAGCTGTGCGCCCCCATCATCCAGGAGCTGACCAGCGGCTTCAAGGAAGTGGACGCCGGGCAGTTCAAGTTGTCCGCATTTATCCCTGTGTGCAAGGCGATGCTGGATCTGGGTCCCGAATGGCTGGACCGCTATGTGCGGACGATCCTGGCCGAGGCCCTGGCTAACGGAATGGAATACGCCATCGTCAACGGCACCGGCAAGGATGAGCCCATCGGCATGAACCGACAAATAGGAGAGGAGGTCACTGTCACTGGCGGCGTGTACCCGGAAAAGACCGCTATCGCAGTCACCGACTTCTCGCCCGCCACTATGGGCAACCTGGTGTCCATCCTGGCGGCGGACCCCAATGGCATTGCCCGCCGGGTGGATGGCCTGCTCCTGGTGGTCAATCCCCAGGACTACTACCAGAAAATTGTACCCGCCACCACCGTCCAGGCCCCCGACGGCACCTACCGCAGCGACGTCCTCCCCATCCCCCTGCGGATTGTGCAGTCCCCCGCCAAGCCCCGGGGCAAGGCCACCCTGGGAATCGGCCGCCTGTACTGGGCCTTCGCCGGGATGAACAAGGACGGCCGGATCGAGTACAGCGACGATTACCACTTCCTGGAGGATGAGCGGGTCTATCTCATCAAGACCTACGGCAATGGGATGCCGGCCGACAACAACGCCTTCCTGGAGCTGGACATCTCCGGTCTGAAGGCCGCCCGGTACAAGGTGACGCTGGTGGAGGAATCCGCCCCGTCCACGGACGCAGCCCTGTCTGACCTCCGGATTGGCTCACTGAGCCTGTCCCCGTCCTTCTCCGGCACGGTGGCCAGCTACACCGCAACCACAGCCAATGCCACCAACACCATCAACGCCATGCCCTCCAACGCCGCAGCGGCCATCCAGGTGACAGTCAACGATGTGGAGATTGACAACGGAACCGCCGCCACCTGGAAGGACGGCGCAAACACGGTCAAGGTAAAGGTGACTGCGGAGGACGGACAGGCCAGCCAGACCTACACCGCCACCGTGACCAAGTCCAATGTCTGAGCTGCCGGAGGGCCTGCTGGATGATGTCAAGAACTACCTGGACATCACCTGGGAGGATGAGGCCACAGACCGGAAACTTGCCGGGATCGTTGCTGGCGGCATGGACTACCTGGACGATAAGGCCGGGGAGAGGCTCGACTACACCCAGCCCGGCTATGGCCGTTCCCTGCTGATGGACTACGCCCGCTATGCCAGGGACGGGGCTATGGATGTGTTCGAGAATAACTACCGCCATCTGCTGCTGGCGATGCAGAACAACAGGAGGGTGAGGGACTATGCGCCAGAAGCCGTTCCGGCCGGGGAGTGAGATTTCCCAGAGCTACAACAGCGGCATCGTGACTGTGTACCGGGTGTCCGATGGGGCGGAGCCGGGCTTCGCCCCGGTCCCGGTGCTGGAGAGGAAGGCTGTGCTGCGGTATGAGGAACTGCGGGTGGGGCTGAACCGGTACTATGACGCCCGGCAGAACCAAGTGCAGGTGGAGAAGGTCGTCCGGGTACCCCGGGGGGCGGATATCTCCCCCCAGGACGTGGCCATCACCCAGGACGGGCGGCAATACCGCATTGATCTGGTGCAGCTGGCCCAGGATGTGTGGCCGCCCAGCCTGGATCTGACCCTGGCCAAGACGGAGCAGGTCTATGAGGTGTCCAAGTTGGACACATGAGAACAAACAGGAGGGCAGAGCGTGAGATGGTATGACAGACTGATCGCGGCCCATCGGGACGTGACGGACAAGGTGAGCCACGCGGTGCGGCTGAAATCGGATCGTTATTTTGTGTGGCAGGAGGATGGCCGCAACGATCTGGCGGCGGAGAACGCCCACGCCGAGGGGGCCGTCACCGGCTCCACCGACCTTTTCACCAAGAAGGAGTTTGATCCATGGGTGGAGGCTTTGGGGGAGTCCCTCAGCAGCCATGGGATTGCGTGGAGCCTCAGCTCCCAGTATGAGCCGGAGGCAGGATTCTGGCATTACACATGGGATTGGGAGGTGGCGGATGGCTAAGATTACGTTCAAGGGCTTGGATTCGTACATGTCCAAGCTTAGCGCCCTGGAGCGGTCTGCGGATCAGGTTGCCAAGGCGGTCATCTACGACGGCGCTGAGGTTGTGGCGGACGCGGTCCGGAAGGGGCTGGAGAGCCTGCCCACCTCTGAGCATGACGGAAAGCCCTGGTTTGGTACGCCTGGTCATCTGGCCCGCGGGCCCAGTGAGGCGCAGAAGAAGGGGCTGATTGACAGTTTCGGCATTACCCCGGCCGGAACGGACGCAAAGGGGCTAATTAACGTACATATCGGTTTTGACGGTTACAACAGCGTCCGGTCTGCCCAGTGGCCCCAGGGGCAGCCCAACCAGATGGTGGCCAGGGCGGTGGAAAAGGGCACGTCGTTCATGGAGAAAAACGCCGTCATTAAGGCGGCTGTCTCCAAGTCCCGCAGGGCGGCGGTAAAAGCGATGGAGCGGCGTGCTGAAGAAGAAATCGAAAAGATCGTGAAATGAGGTGCGGCATGATTAAGAAAATTAACGGCAGGGACTGGTTTTGCTGCCCTCACTGCGGCAAGGCGCTGTTCCCTGTCTCGCCGGAGACGCGGGCGGAGCATCTGGCACTGCGCTGCAAGGCGTGCAAGAACGACGTGCAAGTGAATATTCCTTAGAGCCAAGAGCCTTAGAGCCAAGAGCCGTCAATCACCGGGGTGAACCCGGCAGTTGGCGGCTCTTTCATTTTTGACAGAAGAAAGGAAGAGACTGCTATGGCGACAATCGGCGTATCAAAGCCCTATTACGCAAAGTACAACGTGGTGGATGGGAATGTGTCCTATTCCGGCGGCGGCGTGATGGGGAAGATGACGGAGCTGGAGATCTCCATCGAGACCAGCGAGGACAACAACCTGTACGGGGACAACGGCATCGCGGAAACGGACCGGACGTTTTCCAACGGCACCCTCACCGCCTCCACCACCGACCTGTCCCAGGAGGTGGCCAAAGACCTGCTGGGAGTGGTGGAGCGGGAACTGGAGGAGATCCCTGGCATTACTGACACCGGCGTGAAGGAGCTGGTCTTCGACGACAGCCAGGTGACGCCCTATCTGGGTACCGGATTCATCATCAAGAAGATGGTCAACCACATGACGCGCTGGCGGGCCATCGTGCTGACCAAGGTCATGTTCTCTGTGCCGTCCGATTCCGCCACCACCCAAGGGGAGAGCATCGAGTGGCAGGTGCCGGAGCTGAGCGGCACCATCATGCGGGATGACAGTGAGACCCATACGTGGAAACGGGAGGCTACCTTCACCACGGAGGCCCAGGCGGAGGTGTACATCAAGCATCGGCTGAACATCGGCGCAGAGGCTGCCGCAGCCGCTTACGCCCGGGCGGGCCTGAACATCGGGGGGGATGAGGTATGAGAAACGGGACAATCACCCTGGCGGGCAAGGAATACCCTCTTCGCTTCTCCCTCCGGGTGTTAAATGCCTGCAAGGAGCGGTATGGAACCCTGGACGGCATCTTCCAGGCGCTCCAGGGGGCGGCCGACGGGATGGACGCGATTGAGGAATGCCTGTGGCTGCTGGAAAACATGCTGGACGCCGGGTGGCGATACGACAGGATCAATGGGAAAAACCCGACCCAGCCGCCGGACATGGACATGCTGCTGGACGTGCTGGATCTGTCGGAAGTACAGGCGGCGCTGGTGACGGCTATTGCCGGCGACAGCGTCCGGACGGTGAAGGCCGACCCGCCAAAAAACGGCGCCGCCGCTGCCGAGGCGGCGGCGGATCAGAGCTGAGCCTTTCGTGGTTTATGTGGTACGGGATGGCGGTTGGCCTGACCAGGGAGGAAACATTGGATATCCCCTATGGGGAGCTGATGGACCTAGTCGCCATCCACCAGATCAAATGCGAGGGCGCGGAGCTGCGCCGCGCCCTCTCTGATGAAGATATTATCCCGGATGTTCTGTGAGGTGAGTGGATGGCATATGACATTGGCGCTCGTCTGGGCATTGAGGGCGAAAAGGCATTCAACGACAGCCTCAAGGCTGTAAACGCCCAAATCAAGGCCCTGGGGGCGGAAATGACCGCCGTGACGGCTAGTTTCCTGAAAAACGCGGATTCCCAGCAGTCCCTGGCGGCGAAAAACGAGGTATTGAACCGGTCGATTGAGGTCACCAGGAGCAAAACGGAAATTCTCAACAAGGAGATCGCCAGCCAGAAGGAAAAGCTGGACAGTTTGGGACAAGCCCTGGACAAGGCGGCGAAGAAATCCGGAGAGAACTCTGACGAGGCCCTGAAAGCCCAGAACGCCTACAACTCCCAAGCAAAGAAGGTCAACGACCTGGCGGCCCAGCTCAACAAGGCGGAGGCGGAGCTTGCCAGCATGACCAACGCTGTGGAGGAAAACAGCCGGGCCATGGAGGGCAGCGGCCAGAGCATGGACGAGCTGGCAGACGGGGTGAAGCGGGCGGGCGACAGCATGGAGGACGCCGGAAAGGCCGGGCTGTCCTTTGGGGGTATCCTGAAGGCCAACGTCCTTTCCGACGCCATTGCGGCCGGGGCCCGGAAGCTGGCGGAAAGCCTGCGGGCTGTGGCGGACGCCGCCCTGGATCTGGGCAGGCAGTCGCTGGAGGGATTTTCACAATTCGAGCAGCTCAGCGGCGGGATCAAGACCTTGTTCGGCACAGAGGCGGGGTCCCTGGAGGAATACGCACAGTCCGTGGGGAAATCCGTGGATGAGGTGTCCGGCGAATATGAGCGGCTGCTGGCCTCCCAGCAGACAGTATTCTCCAACGCGGACAAGGCGTTTCAGACCGCCGGGCTCTCCGCCAACAAGTACATGGAGACCGTCACCAGTTTCTCCGCCAGCCTGATCCAGGGCCTGGGCGGGGACACGGAGGCGGCGGCACAGCTGGCGGATCAGGCCATCATTGACATGGCCGACAACGCCAACAAAATGGGCACCGATATGGAGAGCATCCAGAATGCCTACCAGGGGTTTGCCAAGCGGAACTTTGACATGCTGGACAACCTCAAGCTGGGCTATGGAGGCACCCAGGCGGAGATGGTGCGGCTGATCAACGACAGCGGCATCCTCAACGAGACCATATCCAACCTGGACAACGTCAGTTTTGACCAGATGATCCAGGCCATCCACGCGGTGCAGGCCGACATGGGCATCACCGGCACCACGGCCAAGGAGGCCGCCAGCACCATCGAGGGCAGCACCAATTCCATGAAGGCCGCATGGGAGAATCTTGTGACAGGGTTAGCCAGCGGCGACGCCGATTTGAGCGGCCTTATGTCCAATTTTACAGAGAGCGTAGCCACGGCGGGGGAAAACATCCTTCCGCGGGTGGAGACTATCCTGGAAAATATGGGCACGTTGGTGGAGCAGATGCTGCCCCAAATCACAGAGCAGATCCCCCCGCTCGTTGAGACGGTCATCCCTCCGCTGGTGGCTGCTGGAGGGAAACTGCTGGGCGGCCTGGCCTCCGGGATTGCGCAGGCCGTTCCGGGGCTGCTGGAGCAGGCCGGGGCGGCCCTTGCCGGATTGCAGGACAGTTTTCTTCAGCTGGTGCCCACATTATCCCAGGGGCTGCGGGAGAAGGCTCCGGATTTCATCGCCTCTGGGCTGGAGCTCCTGTCCGGGCTGAGTGCGTCGCTGCGGGAAAATGTTGGGCTGCTGGTGGATGCCGCTCTGGATCTGGTGAAATCCCTGGCGCAGGCCATTGCCGACGGTATCCCCGATATCATTGAAAAGGGGCCGGAAATCGTATCCAATCTGGCGAATACTATTAACGATAATGCCCCTAAAATCCTGAAGGCCGCTTTTGACATCATTGTGACCCTGGGCAAGGGCCTGATTGACGCGATTCCTACCTTAATTGCCAATATTCCGCAGATTTTCAGCGCCATTGTGGATACTTGGTCTGCCTTGGACTGGCTTAGCCTGGGGAAAAATGCCATTACCTTCCTTAAAGATGGCATTACCAACATGATTCCGCAGCTGAAAACAGCTGGCAAAAATGTGCTGGATGCCGTTGTTAACGCTGTAAAGCAGCTCCCGCAAACCTTGTTGGAGATCGGCAAAAACGGCCTATCTGGTTTGGTGAACGCCATCAAGAGCTTTGCCGGGGCCGCAAAAAGCGCAATGTCCGCTGTGGCAACCGGAATCCTCAATGAGATAAAAGCTCTCCCATCCAAGGCCCTGGAGATTGGCAAAAACATTATTTCCGGTATCGTAAACGGCATCAAAAACGGCGCAGCGGCAGCGGTCAAGGCTGTCACTGACTTGGCGGGCAACCTGCTGGGCAAGGCCAAGGAGGCTCTTGGCATCCACTCCCCGTCCAGGAAGTTCAAGGAGGAAGTCGGCGAGTACATCGGGTTAGGCGTAGCGGAGGGCATCTCCAACAGCAGCGACAAGGCGGTGAAGGCCGCTGACGAGATGGCCAAGGATGTGTTTACCCGCAGCAAGGACTGGGCGGACCGTCAGACCAAGTACATGAACCTCTCCTTCCAGGAGCAGCTGGAGCTGTGGGAAACCATTCAGGGCCAGTTTGTCGAAGGCAGCAAGCAGTACGCTGAGGCGGAAGAGAAAATTTACGATCTGCGGGCCCAGGTCCAGGCGGAGTTCTACCAGAAGATCGAGGACGCCAACAAGAAGGTGGCGGAGCTTCAGAATGAGTACTATGACGCCATGGAGAAGCGGCAGGAGCAGATTGCCAACGCCTACGGCCTGTTTGACAAGGTGTCAGAGCGGGAGGAAATTTCCGGCAAGGATCTGCTGCACAACCTCCAGGATCAGGTTTCCATTATGAAGTCCTTCTACAAGGGGCTGGACAAGCTGGAGGAGCGGGGCGTTGGTTCCGCTATCGTGGACGAAATCCGGGCCATGGGCCCCAGCGCGGAGAGTGAGCTCCACGCCCTGCTGGGCCTGACAGACCGGGAGCTTGACCAGTACGCCAACATCTACAAGGAAAAGCAGCAGCTGGCCAACCGGGTGGCGCTGGACGAGCTGAAAGATTTGAAAGCCCAGACGGACGCGGAGATCGCCTCCCAGATCAACGACCTGCGCAGCTACTACAGCCAGAACGCGCCGGAGATCGGGCGTTCCTTCACTATCGGGCTGGCAGATGGCATGTGGAGCGGCCTGTCCACATTGGCCAGCGTGAGCAGGGACGTGGGCCAGACCATCATGTCCTCCGTTGCCGGCGCTATCGGGAGCGGGCCCTACGCCGACCTGGCCGACACCATGGTACAGAGCGGCGGGGGCGTTCCGGAGGGGTACGAGAGGGCCCAGGAGGCGCTGGAGATGGCCACACGGGTTTTTGGCGACCGCATGGCAAAGGGGGAGCTGATTACCCTGGGAGAGCTCCAGGAGGCGTTTGGCGGGATGATGGACGGCGTGGAGGTCCGCATGGACGGGCAGAAGGTCGGCCAGATCACCTACGGGCACCAAAAGAACTACAACCGGGCCTATGACATGTAAGGAGGGCGGCTATGCGAGCAAAGCTGGTGATCAACGGCGTGGATTTCACACCCTGGATTCTGGAGGAAGGGATGGAGCAGTACGAGCTCACCCGGCAGGAGCGCAGCGTGGTGGGCCTGGACGGCATCGACTACCGCGCTGGGGTAGTCAAGCGGGGGATCAGCGTCTCCCTCACCAGGATGAAGGACACGACGTGGCACAGCCTGCTGGACGCCCTCCGGACCCGCCCGGCAACAGTGGAGTACATCGACGACGCCACGGGGGAGGCACGCAAGCTCTTCTATGTGTCCGCCCCCAGCGCCACCACACGGATGGTGCGGGGGAACACCACCTATTTTGGCGGCGGGTCCTTTACACTGGAGGAAAAATAGATGCTGCACACAAGTGGGCTATACCAGACTATGCTGCGTGATCCGCGCCATCAGAAGGAGTGCTATGTGCGCATTGCCGGAGAGGACTATCATCAGGACCGGCTGGTCTCCCTGTCCACCTCCGGCGGTGCGTTCGCCTCGCCGGATATCGGCACCTGCGCCTCCCGGCAGATCGACCTGTTACTGCGCAATCCCGGGGAAATCCCACGGCAGGCGGAGCTGCGGGTCTACGTCCGGCTGCGGCTGGGCGGCCAGGTTTCGGAATGGCTGCCCAAGGGGGTGTACTACATATCCACCCGGAAACTGGACAAGCGCACCGGCACGTTGGCCATCCACGGCTTTGACGCGATGCTGAAGGCCAGCGACGTATGGCTGACGGAGGATTACGCGCCGGTTAACTGGCCCATGCCCCAGCGGGTGGCGGTAGAGGACATCGCCTACCGCATGGGCGCTGAGGTAGACCCGCGGACGGTAGTGACTGACGGTTTTCCTATCCCCTACCCCGCAGACGAGACCGGGGAAGACCTCACGATGCTGGATATCCTGGAGTTCATCGCCGTGTGTAACGCCGGGAACTGGGTGATCAGCGACGAGGGGAGGCTGCTGCTCCTGCGGTACGGCGATATCCCCCCGGAAACAAATTATCTGGTGACGGAGTATGGATCCGCCATCACATTGGGAGGTGTAAAGATTCTTGTTGGATAAAGTTTTTGCAGGCATGAAGGTGTCCGACTTGGACACATCCGCCCCGCCGGTCCGGATCAGCCGGGTAAACCTGCGGGTAGACAACGAGACCAGCTACACCGCCGGGGATGACAGCGGTCGCACCATTGAAAAGGAGTGCCCTTGGGGCACCCAGGCCATGTGCGACGGCATCCTGGCCCAGGTGCGCTCCGTAGGGTACCAGCCTTTTTCTGGCGTGGACTGCCTGCTGGACCCGGCGGCGGAGGTGGGGGATGGGATCACCATCGGGGGCGTGTACTCCGTCCTGGCCAGGACGGATATTACCTTTGACGGCCTATACACGGCGGACCCGTCCGCACCGGGGTCGGACGAGGTGGACGACGAGTATCCATATAAATCCCGCGCCAGCCGGCTGGCAGACCGGCAGCGGGCGCAGATTTACTCCCGCATCATCAAAACAGCCAATATGATCCGGCTGGAGGTGGTGGACGAGGTGCGAAAGCTCAACGCCCGAATCACCCTCGAAGTGGATCGGATTACCACAGAGGTCAACGACGTCAACGCGGGCCTCAGCTCTAAGATTGAGCAGACGGCCAGCAGCCTGACGTCCCAGATCACCAATACCGCAAACGGGCTCAGCAGTAAGATCGAACAGACAGCGTCCTCCCTGACAGCGCAGATCTCAAACACGGAGGCGGGCCTTAAAAATGAGATCAAGGTGACAGCTGACGGCTTGACAGAAAAAATTTCTGCTACAGATGGCCGGGTGACAACGCTATCTACAACGGTGGATGGAATCAACGTCGATGTTAATGGGAAGGATGGGAAGTTCTCTAAGCTGTCACAAAATGTGGATGGTGTCTCTGTAAGAGTTGGCAATGCCGAGGGGAAAATCACTACTGTAGAGACGACAATCAATGGGCTGACTGTTACAGATACTAGCGGGACTACGTTTATTAGCGGCTCAAAGATTGCGACCAAAAGCATTACCGCCGAGCAGCTCGCTGTTGACGCGCTAAAGACTGACAGGATCTACAACAAGGACGGTACAAAAATCTCCATCGACTGCTCTGACACACGTGATCTGAAAATTGGCGGGGTTGACAGCGAACTTCCCTACGATAAGGTATCCATAAGAGGAAAGACTATCCTTCTTAGTGCGTGGGGAAAGACAAATATTGGTGTTGAATTCCAGAATTATACTGACGTATGTATACGCCCTGTTAGTAACTATACATATGATTTAGGTGACAGTACTCATTGCTGGAAATTCTTTTACACAAATAGTATCGAAGTCATCCCTAACGGTGTTTCAGGAGGATCAAAAATCAATGGTGTTGGTATTATCCCAAGAACTTCAAATCAATTTTTAGGCAACAGTACGTATAGATGGGCTTATTTCTATGCAAAAAACGCTAATGTATCTGGCAACCTATCTATGGATACCTCATCCAGAATCGGCTTTTTCGGTCATGCAGCAATGAGCAAAACAATAATATCTACTATGATAGCTACAACTAATACAACAGCACTGGATGTTGCAAATAAACTGAACGATTTGATTACAGCCTTGAAAAATTATGGACTAATTTAATAGGAGGACGCCACAATGACTGAACTACAGAAAGAACTCGATCGGGCATTCAAGCTGATATCGGCTATCTGCGTCAGCGGGGAGACGGTGGAGGTAATGGCGGCGGCGCGGGAGAGCCTGCGCCGGGCCTACCAACTGGCCGCGCCGCCTGATGAAGAAAAGGAGGGCCCCGGCGATGGCCGATAAGACGACAGGTGCGCTGGCGGCGGTAGCGGAAGCGCCGATCGGGAGCCTGCCGGGGATAGCAGATCTGTACGACGACACCCTGCTTCCAGTCGAGCAGCAGGGGGAGGCCCGGCACATGACCGGGCGGCAGTGGAAGAAGTACGCCCAGGCGGGCGTGCAGGTCTACGTCGAGGGTGCGAAGCAGTCCGCAGAGGCGGCGGCAAACAGCGCGGATGCAGCAGCCAAGAGCGCCCAGGCAGCTGCAAGCAGCGCGTCCGATGCGGCAGGCAGCGCCCTGACCGCCCAGCAGTACAGCGGCAAGCCGCCCGTCATCATTGATGGCAGGTGGTGGACGTGGAACGCCGCTACACAGCAGTATGAGGATACCGGAGAGGCGGCCCGGGGCAACCTCATGTACGCTACGTTCTTCCTGGACACGGCGGCGGGAGACCTATACATGTTTACCGATAACGAATACACCGGCCCGCAGTTCCGGCTGAATGGGGCGGATCTGGAGGTGGTACTGCATTATGGAAACTAGTACGAATTTAGGCCGCGTGTCCCTGGTGCCCCGTGGGGAGTATGATCCGGCTGCACAGTACGAGCGGCTGGACGTGGTTGGCTATGGTGGGGCCGGGTACCTGGTGCTGCGGCCCGTGCAGGGCGTGGTGCCAGCCAACGGCGCGGACTATATGCTGATATCGGAAAAGGGCGGCAAGGGTGACAAGGGAGACCAGGGCGAAGCGGCAGGGTTTGGAACGGTCAGCGCCGCAGTGGATGAAACAGTTGGTACGCCGTCTGTGGAGGTGTCTGCCTCTGGACCCGATACCGCAAAGGAGTTTGCTTTTTCCTTTCATGGGCTGAAGGGCCAGCAGGGCATCCAGGGGGACAAGGGAGATCCTGGCAGCAATATTGCCAGCATCGAGCGGACGGCTGGTACCGGCGCACCGGGCACACGGGATACCTACACCATCACCCTGACAGACGGCACAACCTCTACATTTCAAGTATACAACGGTGCGGACGGTGTCGGCGCAGGCGACATGACGGCGGCTGTGTACGACCCGCAGGGCAGGGCACAGGATATTTTCCAATATGTGGACGACCACACCCCCAAGGATGCGGTCACAGTACCCGGCGGTGGGACGATTGAGATGGGCGAGAGCCTGGGGGAAGGGCCGTATACCTTTGAGTACGAGGAGGATGGCGAGGGCAGCGCGGTGCGGGCAGATCAGGTGTCCTACGACAGCGGGGGGAGCGGGCTGGAGGCCGCGACGGTACAGGGGGCGCTGGATGCGCTAAGTGCGGTCAAGGCGGATGTGAGCCGGGTGAGCAACCCGAACCTGCTGGACAACTGGTACTTTGCTGACCCGGTCAATCAGAGGGGGCAGGCGGAGTACGGGCGGGGGTACACCATTGACCGGTGGTTTTTTGGATGCGACAGCGAAGAATCCAAGGTCATGGTTGGTGCTGGCGGGATTGGTTTGAGATCGGCTGAGAACAGCGGGTATAACAACCTGGAGCAAAGAATTCCCAAATCCCGTTTCCTATCAGGCGTGTACACGCTCAGTTTCCTGGTGAGCAATCCAAGTGAAACGAAACAGGTATATATCTTTGGAGTCGATACGGTATGGGACCCGCAAGGGACGCTCTGTTCAATAACAGCTTATGTTGATTGCAACACCCTTACCGACATTGTGACAATTGGGCTGCAAAAAAGCATCTCCGCAACCCCTCTTACTGTAATCGCCGCGAAGCTGGAGCTGGGCAGTCAGCAAACCCTGGCCCATCAGGATGCTGCCGGTAACTGGGTGCTCAACGACCCGCCGCCTGATAAGACGCTGGAGCTGCTGAAATGCCAGTGGTATCAGCAGTGTGCCGGTTTTACGCGCGTAGCATTTGGCCCAATTATTGCTGGGCACACGGTATCTTCCAGTATTCAGATCGGAAAAATGCGGGAAAATCCAACCTGCAAATTGGGGCTGTTGGATATCCCTTATCTGGAGCGTATCGCTTTCGACCCGGCTAAAATGATCTTCATTTGTACAGATCGGCACAATATATCCGTCGATATTTCTGATATGGAGATTGCCAACAGGGTAGCTGGGAAGACGGTAACAATCGTTGATTTTTTTGCTGACGCCAATTTATAGGAGGGCGCCATGGAATTCTACAGCAAGCACCATATCACATATTACCAAGGACGGACTATTTTGCGACAGGAGGTAATCTGATGTCGATTTATGTAAGAGACGCCGCTGGCAGCCGGAAAAAGATTGGCGGCGTCGGCCTGCCGGGGCCTGCCGCCACCATCAATGGCGTGAATACCCTGACTGTCACTGCGGGCGATCATATCAAGTTGGATCAAGCGGATGGTGAGCTGAAAATCGGGGTGAACCTGGACAATGGATCAATCACTGGTGACACGTCGCTGTTGGATGATCTGAAGAGCCCGGGCACCTATAACTGGCTGGATGAAGAAGGCGAACTTGGGATCACAGGCGGACTCTGGAACGTTGCTGTCACAAACAGCGCCTTTTCTGCGGTCCAACCCTCTATCACACAGACCCTTGTGGGTACCTATGGGCCGGGGACGAAGGGGCGAGTACTTGCCCGATCCTTCTACTACGCCAACAATCCCCAGTGGACACCCTGGAGGGAACTGGCAAGCCTAGATCAAATCTCTAGCCCGAACCTACTGGACAACTGGTACTTTGCTGACCCGGTCAACCAAAGGGGGCAGGCGGAGTACATCGGTGCGGGGTACACAATTGACCGGTGGATAACCTTCGAGGGTGGAAAGGTTACAGTTACAGACGGCGGTCTGAAAATGAGTTCGGAAAATTCGCCCCATAATCGGATAAATTTTGCCCAAATCCTTGAAAACAAACCGATGGATGATGGCATTTATACGTTGAGTGTCCTGTACAACGGTAATCAACTGTCCGCCCGTTCAGGGAAACTGGCTGTGAACAGCGTTGCGCCTGTAGCTGGGTTTGGCTATGCTCGTTTTTACAACACGAACATGGGCTTTATCGTGGAATTTGTATGCAATATTGAAAATTCCGAGACCGTTGTAAATGCAGTCAAGCTGGAGCTGGGCACCATTCAGACGCTGGCTCACCAGGATGCCTCCGGCAACTGGGTACTCAGCGATCCGCCGCCTGACCCCGCGCTGGAGCTGGCCAAGTGTCAGCGGTATCAATTTGTGATTGGCAATAGACTGCTCGCGCCATTTGGCACGTTCGTCAGTAGAGCATCAGGCCGTGCTTCCGCGTTTATTCCGCTTCCAACAATGCGAGCCGCGCCTACTGTTACATTTTATGGTAATTTTCGTGCTATTGCATCTAATAGAGAAACAGTTGGATCAAATTTGACAGGCGTTATATCTGGATGGTCTGCCAGCGGCGTTGAAATAGCTATCCATAGTTTTGAAGGGCTCAGCGTTGGAGATGCTGGATGGCTGGACACACGAGACGCCAATGCAATGGTTATCTTTGATGCAAATATATAAGGAGGTTCGCCATGATCGAATTTTACAACCACCATTACATCGAAACCGATTCCCAAGGCCGCATTACCTCCGGCTGGAGCGACGGCCCGCATCCAGAGCGCGATACCGCCAACGCCATCTGTATCAACGAGCAGGGCGGCTACCAGTTCCGTCTCCGGCCCGGCGGCGAGGAAAACCCGGCCCTCTACACCATGGACGGTATCCCGCTGTACAAATGGGACGGGGAACAAGCCGTTCCCCGCACCGAAGATGAGATGAACGCTGACAGAGAGGCAATCCCAGCCCCGCCGCCATCCCCACAGGAACAACTGCGGGCTGATGTGGACTTTCTGGCTGCCATGCAGGGGGTGATGCTATGAGCGTATATGAGCTGGCAAAAGCCTACTATCCCCGCCTGTGGGACAAGTCCCGTCTGGAGACACTGGTGGCTGCTGGGAGGCTGACACAGGAGCAGATGGAGGAAATCATCAACGAAAAGGAGGGCTAAGCAATGCCGGAAAGATGCAGTGCGAACGATTGCCCGGTAAGCGCCCGGGTAGACACGCTGGAAAAGGAGTTTGACCGCTACCGGGGGAATTCCACCGATACCCACCGGCAGATGTTTGAGCGCATCAGCGCGCTGGAGCGGAGCGGGGCCACGCTCAAAACCAAGCTGGACGGGATGGACGAGAAGCTGGACGGGATCAGCGAGAAGGTCAACACGCTGGCGGACAAGCCTGGCAAACGGTGGGAAACTCTGGTGGGCTGTGTGTTGAGCGCCCTGGCCGGTGCGTTCATCCTATGGCTGGCATCCGGTATGCCGGGGGCGGGCGGATGAAGGGCGTGACCCGCCTGCTGTTCGTTACCACGCAGCTGGCCGCACTGGCCTGGGTGAGCGTATCCTACCTGATCGCTATCTATGCCACCGTGCGGCTGGCCCAGCCCTTCCCGGTGGTGGAGCTCAGCCAGCAGGCCATTACCACCATCCTGGGCGTTAACGTCCTGAAGGTGGTGGAGAACATCTTTGAGCACAACGACAGCCCGGTTTTCGGGCACACGAAAGAAAGCGAGGATACATACGTATGAGCGGAAACATCGTCAAGCGGCTGGGGAATCTGCTGAGCGTCAAGAGCTTGGTTACTCTGACGCTTACCGTGGTGTTTGCGGTCATGGCCCTGCGGGGTACCATCTCTCAGGACTTCATGACTGTTTACGCCGTGGTCATCGCCTTCTATTTTGGCACCCAGTCCCAGAAGGTACAGGAGGCACTGGAGGGCAGCAATGGGGACGGTTAATGAGCTGCTTGCCGTCTCCAGACGGCAGATCGGCACCTGCGAAAGCCCGCCGGACAGCAATAATGTCCGCTATAACACCTGGTACTATGGCCGGGAGGTCATGGGCAGCGCCTACCCCTGGTGTATGGTATTCGTGCAGTGGGTATTTGACCAGGCAAAGGTACGGCTGCCCCGGCGTACTGCCTCCTGCGGGGATCTCATGCGGGCGGCCCAGGCGGCAGGCTGCTGGGTGGTGCGGGACTTCCAGCCGGGGGACGTGGTGATCTACGATTTCTCCGGCAAGAAGAAATCCACTGAGCACTGCGGCATTGTGGAAATGGAGCTGCCGGATTACGGCGTCCAGGCCATCGAGGGGAACACCAGCCAGTCCGGGAGCCAATCCAACGGCGGCATGGTCTGCCGGAAGAACCGGAATAAGAAGTACATCATTGGGGCTATTCGCCCCCAGTTCGACGCGGAGAAAAAGGAGGAACCCATGGACGGGAAGGAAATCTATGACGCGCTCCAGGCGTACCTGAAGACACAGCAGATGCCCGCCGCCTGTCAGGCGGAGTACCGGGAGGCCGTGAACGCCGGCATTACCGACGGCAAGGACCCCTGCCTCCTGATCCCCAGGTGGCAGGCCGCTATTATGGCGAAGAGGGCCGCCAAAGGAAAGTAACCCTTGCAATGACCAGAAAGATTATGTAAAATAAAAGGAAAGGGGTGTGAAATATGGGTAACAAAAAGGATGTTCTTTCCGTGAATATGCAATATGACGACACACAGACAATTCCCCTGGCTCTCCATGAGATGCATATGGCCAGGGCAGACCGGCGATTGTGGCGGCTCTGCATGTGCTGGGCGGCGTCTGTCATTGTTATTGTCTGCGCTTTTGTGTGGCTCTGGAACCAGTATGACTACGAAAGCACTACAGAGCTGTCTGGAGTTTACAATCTGGTCGATTCCGAAGGGAATGTAGTCAGCTCCGATCTCAGCCCGGATGATGTTATCCGTATTTTGCAGGAGCTTGATAATGGCAAAGGTCAGGAAAACCAGAACCCGTAAAAAGAAAAATGGCAAGAGCAAGGGTACGCGTACCAAAAAGCCTTGAGTATTTTACTCGATCGGACTGGGAGCGCGTGATTTATGAAGCAGCCCTTGGAACAGAGGATACCAGGATTGCGAAACTGTATCTGTTGGATGCTGTAGCGCATGTCGATATCGGCGCGGAACTTGGGCTAAGCAGAAGTGCGATATCGAAACGCCTCCGCCGCATCGTAGATAAGGTGGAGCGCACAGCCAGAAGGCTGGGGTATTTTACATAGCAGCAAGACCGGAGCGGTAAAACCACCGCTCCGGTCTTATTTTTCCCATAACTTCACTTAAACGCCACACAAAATTTTTGGGGGTCATTTACAATACAATATAGAAGGAGGGAAAAGGGACAGCCTGGAAATGCCGGTGTGCAGTAGGCTTGCTGTTTTTCTCTCTAAATTTTTGAGGTGATACATATGGATCAATTTTCCTTTTCCGGCTTTTCGGCATCCAATATGTTCCCCTGCATGGTGGATGGCGCAGACATTTACCAGACCGACTATGCCGGCAACCGCCAGATGATCGGCAAGACCCTGGCCGCTTACAACGAGCTGGAGCAGACCACCGCCCAGTACTATGACAAGCTGGTGGAGCTGGGAATCATCGTCCCTCCCAAGTCCCAGGAGGAACTGATGGCGGAAATGCAGAAATCTATGCTGGAAATGTCCGGCATCATCGCCGGTCTGTCAAATGAACTGAAGGAGTTGAAGAACCGTGAACCTGGACAATGTGCTTGCGGCGGTGGGGCGGATGTTTCCCAGCGCAAATCTAAACGGGGCGGTACAGAAAGCGCAGGAGGCGATCAGCGGGACGGCGGACAGCCTTGACGGCGTCAGCGCTACCGCGCAGCGGCTGGGTCTGAACCGTCAGGCAGTGGAAAATATTTACCGTCAGTACGGCGGCACCATGCAGGCGAGGGCCTTGTGCAGCCTTTTGGGCACCACTCCGGAGGCGTTAAAGGCCGACGCGGAAAAGATGCTGGGCGGGAGCGGGACGCCCTTCCAGCCCCCGCAGAATGCCCGGCAGGGCGCAACTAAATTCCCCCGGCTGAAATAGCCGTTGGAATACATATTTTTTACAAAGGAGTGAAGGAAATGGAGGATTCCAAGACTGGTATGAGCTGGATCGGCGTCCTGTTCGTCATCCTGGTGATCTGGGCAATCTTTGGCGGCTTTGGCAACGGCTTTGGCTGGGGCAATCGCGGCGGCTGCGTCCCCGAGGGCGGCTGTAACCGCGTGTCCAACTGCGAGGTTGAGAAGCGGGAGATCATCGACAGTGCCCGCACCCAGTACCTGACCGAGCAGCAGGGCGAGGAAACCCGCCTTGCCATCCGGGACAGCCGTGACGCGGTGATGGGTCAGGCCAGCCGCATCTACGAGGCCCAGCAGTCCGAGAAGATCTTCGATCTGAAGCTTGGCGGAATGGCAAAGGATGCAAGGATTGCACAGCTTGAAACGCAGATTCACAATGATGCTAAGTTTGGCACCATTGAGAAACAGTTCTCTGACTGCTGCTGCGAGTTCAACCGTCGGCTGGACCGCATTGAGTGCGATATGCTCAAGCAGCCCCGGCTCTCCGGCGTGGCGGCTACCTGCAACGGGCAGCTGGTCCCCGCGATTTTCCGCAACGACTGTGGCAACTGCTTCGGCAGAAACCGCGACATCTGATGTCAGGCCCTGCTGGCCGGGATTTGGGCGGGGCCGGTGCCCCGCCCTCTATGTTTGAAAGGAGAGAATTTCTATGAGCTGCAAATCCGCAATCTTCACCGCCAACTCTACCGCACAGGCCGTGCCCGTAGGCGGTACGCTGGCCCTGGGCTCCATCATCCGCCGCTATGGCTGCGATCTGAACCTGAACGGCAATAGTATCACAATCAATGGCTGCAACGACGCCGGGTATTATGATGTGAAGGCATCCGTCACCGCTGCGCCCACCGCTGCAGGCACCGTCACCGTTACCCTGTTCCGCAACGGCGTAGCAATCCCTGGCGCAACGGCTTCTGCGGCTGTGTCCACCGCTGGGAACCCTGTGGCTCTGCCTGTTGTAGCCCTGGTGCGTGAGTTCTGCTGCGGTGATGATTCCGCCCTGACCCTGGTGCTCTCTGGCGCGGCGGCAACCGTCTCCAACGTAGCTGTCGTCGTGGAGCGGATCTGATGGGTGGTGTACTGCTGGGCTTCGCCCTGGGCGCGATGGCCTTTACCGCCCAGGGCCGGGAGCTGGGGAACAAGCTTGGCAATGCCGCTATGGAACAGGCCAAGAAGGTGGTGGATCGTGCAAAGGAATCCACAGAACAACCTCCCAGAGCCGCTGGGGACAATCGTGATCGTGGCTAACTTCTGTTTTGGATTGTGGAACGTCTACTCCAATGCACGGCAGGAGAAGAAGCAAACGGTATACGACAAGCGGCAGCAGCAGCTGATCGCTATGCTGGAGGATCTGAGAAGAGATATCGAAGGAGGTGCAAACTGTGAAGCACCAGATTGAGAAGAACAAGCATATCCTGTGGGAAGAAATGGAGCGGCTTGGCAGTCAGAAGATGTCGCCGGATATCGCAAAGCGGCTTGGCGTATACCGTGATGCCTACAAGGCCCTGCATATGCTCTGCGAGGATGATGCGCAGCCAGAAGGGTACCACGCCCATGCTGAAGGGCATAGGGCGTTTACCAAGGATGAGGCTGTGGAGTGGGTCGGTCAGATGAAGAACGAGGACGGCACTACCGGGCCCCACTGGTCCATGGAGCAGACCGAGCAGGCCAGGAAACAGCGGAACATCGACTGTGATCCAATACAGTTCTTCGCTGCTATGAACATGATGTACTCCGACTACTGCAAGGTAGCGGAGAAGGTAGGTGTAAGCAGCATGGACTTCTATGCCTACATGGCCAAGGCGTTCCTGGATGACAAGGATGCCGCAGATAACAAGATCGGTAGGTATTGGGCCTGCGTTGTCAAACGTTGAATCAAAAATAGGAAACCATACGGTTTCCTATTTTTAATATTTTCATAATATATATCCATCTGTACAGGAAGATATATTATGAAGATGTACGGCAAAAAAATTAAAGCCGCAAGTCGTATTCGATATGGCGGTCTGCAAACAATCGAATCTCCTTTATCAAAATGCGCCAAAATTCCTGTTTTTGCTCGTCTTTCAAGGATTTATATAATGTTTCCCATCCGCTGGAAAGGATTCTCTCAATCTCTTTGAGGTTTGGCCTTTTCACCTCTGCGGCTTCTTTCTCCAGGATCTCAATCCTATCCATATACATTTTCTGGTCGGCCTTACATTGCTCCAGCGTAATCAATTCGTTGACATACAAGTCTTTCAATCGGTCGATTTTCCCCCGGAGCGCAGCAATCTCACCCTTATAATCCCTCTGCTTCTGAATTGGCTGGGCCGATAATTCCGCCTTTTGTTTGTCCATCTTCTCTCGGATTGTCTCCAGAAGAAATGCTTCTATTTTACGCTGCGATAAATTGGTCTTGTTGGGACAGTGTGAACTTCTCCAGTAGTGGGCATAGCAATTGTAGAAATAAGATTCCTGATTTGTATTGACCCGTCCGCCGATTCTTCTCCCGCATTCGCCGCACACGATCAGGCCGGAGAAAAGATATACCCGGTTTTTGGCAGTCTTCCTGACAACCTTTCTCCGCATGGACTGTATCGCTTCAAATTGCTCCTTCGTTATGTATGGCGGCGTCATTCCATCCGCATCAAAATATCGTCCGTAATAAGCGGTGCTCTTCAGCATCTTGTGGGCCCGTTGGTATGGCAGCTTGAGGCCCATCCGTTCAGCCTCGTCCATAGCGGCGGAAATTGATCCACGGGAAAGATATACCCTAAAAAAGCTATTCACCGCATCCTCCAGCTCCGGGTCCTTCACATACTTTTTCCCTTCGATCTTATATCCTGGCATACAGTCCCCAGTCAGAGGCTCCAGTTTCTTCCGCTTCATCTCATTGATTGCCTTGATCCGTTCGCTGGTTCGGTCTGCTTCGTCCTGGGCTACACTGAGCATAATGTTGATCTTTAATCGGCCAGATGCTGTGGAGGTGTCGTAGTCCTCCTGGATAGTCCGCCAATCGATGTGGGACTTTTCTAAGATCTCTTGAACCTTGTAATACTCGGCAATATTTCGGAACCATCTATCCAGCTTTGTGAAGACGATCAGCTCACCCTTTCCCGCCTGGGCGTCGGCAAGCAGCCGCTGGAGCGCCGGACGCTTTGTGGCTGGCTTTCTGGCGGAGATGCCGGCATCCGTATAGACGCCAACAACGCGATGGCCATTCGCCTTCGCCCAGGCCTCCAGCGCGGCAGTCTGGGCCTCGATAGACAGTCCGTGGATCGCCTGCTCTTCTGTACTGACCCTCACATATAGAAAAACACGTTTCACTTGCATTTCCTCCCATTCATGTGGTACAATGAAAGGGCAGAATGCCCGCCAAGACTTCTGCCCTCATGACCGCTTCCAGCACCGGTAACGCTGGGGGCGGTTTTTTATTTATCCAACTCTTTTTGCTTTTTCTCACGCTCTATTTGCTGAATACTTTTTCCCGGTGTAGGCAAATCCTCCGGCATTGTTCCGCCTAATTCCTTGATAGTCTGACGGACCTTTTTACCTACTCTGTAATGCGTCGCGCCCGCTGCCTCCTTCCCGCGAATTTTATCCCGGCGAAGTTTTTCATCAGTCTGCGTGGCGCGGAACAGATTTGCCGCCAGTTCCGTGCTCCCCATATGATCTAATATTTTTTGGCTCTTTTTCAGGCCCTTCCTTGCGTGGATTTCCTTCATCCCCAGTCCACCGTACAGACCTTGATATCCTTTGTTTTGAAAAATTGCATAATCTCTTGGGTCGGTAATACCCGCTAGTTGTGCAGCCTCAGCAAGGGATTTATTGTGCGCTTTCATTTCGGCCCGGATCGCGAGGCGTTTCTGGTCTTCCGTCAGTTGGTCATAGTCTTCGATCAATTCCTGCTGCCGGGTCTTTACCGCGAAATAGGTCTGGCCAATTGAAATAATTTCCTTTCGCGGGTCGCCATTCATAACAATTAAGTAACAAGCATAGCGAGAAAGCATGATATCTCCTATGTCTTTGTAGGTAGCTCCTGCGTTCACGATTTTGCCGACCTCGGCAAAATGGTCCGATACGCTGTTCCCACTGTTTTTGCAAGCAATTCTTGCGCGGTCTATTGCTTCACTAAACCGCCTCCATTGGGCATACTCCAACACAGACTGTAGTTCTCTGGCGTACCAAAATTCTATGCCGTCCTTCGTGTAATGCTTGATGCTTTCAAATGTTTCTTCGCTGTAGGTCATCAAATTATCCATTTGATTCACCTCATCTTCCTCATGCCGGCCCCTGGGATCCATCTGGGGGCGGTTTTCTTTGTGTCCAAGTTGGACACATGCTACTGCGCCTTTCGTATCCAGGATTAAAATTGCATTTGCATTGGATATGCATATGCAATAAAATCAGCAACAGAGTCTGCCGTTATATCGTCCGGAAGCGCAAACGCAGACATTTCAAAGCCGATCTTATCCCCCGCCTTTAGGTCGTCTGTAAGAATTGTAAACATCTGACCGATTGGTGTGCCGTTAGAATCCTTCATTATAATAACAATATAAGTCATGGAGGAATCCTCGTCAGAAGTATTTTCAACGCGGCCCAATGCTTTCAAATCACCGTATTGCCCATCAGAAATACTTATATCGGTTACAGAATACCGAATATTTTCAACCTTCGCCTTATCGACAGACGGTCTCGCAAGTACTGTAATATCCCCCTCGACCGCATTATCCAGTGTAGTTTCGTTGTACATGTACGCTTTTTCGCCGGGGCTAATAACATCTGGATATGTAGAAACCATTGTTTCGCTGGCAATCAAATTTCCGTTTGTATCTTCGAGATCGTAAGCGCCAGAGGAAAGATAAAGATCTGAACTTCCGGTGTTTTCGATTTCCACAATGACTTGGCTCCAAACTGTGCCAATACTGTTTGTGTATATTTTCGCATTTGTATACGTAACTTCGTAGGCGACCTCTTCAATGTCGTCCTGAGCGGGATCGGGCTCTTGGGCAGTATCTTCTGGAGAATTCTGAGGATTGTTGCCTGCAATGTCTGCTGGCGTAGACGGTGTGTCGCTGGCGGGACCGGAGGAATCGCCGCATCCACATAAAGACATGGCGATAAGGATTACTAGCAAAGTTGACAGAACTCTTTTCATTTGTTTTTCCTCTTTTTATCTTTATTTTACCGCCCCTGGCGGCTGAATACAAATCACAAAAACTGTCCAAATGTGGATAGTAGACAGAATTTTTCATATTCTGCATATTGTATAAATTTTGCTGGAAATTCTTGTGTAAATTACAGGTTGACTTTGTAAAACGAACGTTCTATAATTTCAACGGCTATTGATTAGCACAGAACAGTAACGGAAAGGAACGCAAACTACTTATGAACCAAAATATTTTACAGAAAGAACGTGATACCCAGAGGACGGAAATGATAAAATTTATCATCAGAACAATCAATAAAATGTCTAATCGAGAGATTGACTTGATTTTTCGATTTGTAAAAAATCTATATTAACTGTTTACCTGAAGGGCTGAGTTGTTCTGCAACTCAGCCCTCTTTCGTTTCGCCATTAGATAACTTTTGCACCATTTTCTCAATAAGTTGCCACTCTGGTTCATCCAATTGTGCAAGTACTGCAACAAAACGACGCTTAAAGTTATCGTTATCTCCTTTAAGTATTTTACCGACAAACTCAGTCACCTCTTGGCTTCGACTAAGTTGGATGAACATCTCACCAACTCCTGTGTAAAACCAGTTTTCATTAACTCCGAATTCCCTACAAATTAACGAGGCAACTGCGTCAATTGGTTCATTTCTTCCTATTTCATAGGTACCAATAGTATTGGGTTTAACGCCTATTCGTTCGCCAAATTCTTTTTGAGTAAGGCCAAGGGCTTTTCTTAATTGCTTTATACGCTCCCCCAAAGTATTCACCCCCTTGTAAAATGGATAGTACCACATTACGTATTATCTTGTCAACAAAAAAGTCGCAAAATCAAATCTATACTTGACAGATATGATTTTGCGTGTTACCATAATCGCATAGTCATAAAGCAACTGATAACAAAGGAGGTGACAATATGAGCCCCAAAGAAAAGGAGATCATTCAGAGCATCACTAAAGCCGTAGATGTACTCCCCGAGGACAAGAAGGAGTTCATCCTAGGATACGCGGAGGGTGTGCTGGCAATGGCAGCGCAGCGATCGGGCCAGTCCAGCGCATAAAAAGGCCCAGGATTCGGCGTAGAAAGGGGGCGGAAAGATGGTAACAGCAGATGCGAACGGCATGATTTCATTACTCGCAGGCATACTGTATAAATTTGTAAAAAAATATGCAAAGAAAGCAAAAACCGCCGAAGAGGTGGAAGCTCTTGCGGCGGTTGCCGGGGTGCTATCTGATATGCTGTTTAAAATGCGAGAAAATTAAATAGATAGCGCAGATGGCGGGATGGGATTTGGATTTTTCTTGCAGTACGAAAGCTCTTTCGATTTTGCATTGATTCTAGAGAGCGCATCGTCGTACAGGACTGCAAGGTCTTCCGGCTGCTTGCCGGTTAAATCTTGAGCTTGTACATAAATCAGAGCAAGTGCTTCGTATTTCTCCACGCGTTCACCTCCCTTCTCCGCCCACATTCTATCAC